GCGGCGGCTTCGTAGAATCCCGGCGTGCGGCGAAGCCTTAACGGCCTGTCCTTCTTGCTTGATGCGGCGAGACGCTTTTCGTGGCGCTGGCTGTAGCCGTTTGCCTTGATCTTCTTCTCGCGCTTCTTTTGCGCCTCCATCGAGCGCGATAGTTTTTTCGCCGCAACGCGGTGCAGTGTTTCCAACTTCTTGTCGGGCTCGGGCATCGTATATTCGCGTGTCTGCCCGCGATCGTCATAGGTGGTCAGCAGCACCGCGGCGCCGATCTTGACGCCGGCCGTGCGCCCTGTCAGCTCCAGTGCCGCCGGTTTCTCCAGCTCCCATTGACAAGACAGATACCAGTGCTCGCCCTGCCGCCAGGCGCGGCCACCCATGAGCTTGACCTTTGTCCCGGACTTCAATGCCTCGGCGCGCAGATGACGAGGCAACTCACAGCGCATCCATCCGCATTTATTCGGAAAACGGATTTTCTGATTCTCAAAATCGAAATCGAGCTGCGTGTTGGCAAAATACACGCTGCCGGCGGCGTAGCGGTTTTTCTTGAATTTCGGGAATCCGGTATCCCGGCCGCCTGCACCGCTGGCGCGTTTACGGCGCTCACGGAGCATCGCCTGCAGGGCAGAGATCAGATCTTTCACCACGCGTTGCGCGGCATGGGACGGCAGATCGGCAATCCACTCAGTGCGCGGCACCTGCTTCAGCCTGGCCATGATGGCTAGCAGCTCAGTGTCCCACATGAAGAGCTTTGCTGGCAGGCGCTCGCCGGTTTCCGGATCAATATCATGATATTCTCGGCTGATCTTCGTCAGCACATCCGGGTTGATCGGTTCAGGCGCCGGCCCGTCGCACGGGTGGATAACCTTGCCTTTGTTCTTGCCGACACGGATCGTCTTGCCGTTCTCCCAGGTAGCGCAGAGCTTTTCGTGATTTTCCGTCAGCACCCGTGCCCAGATCGACCGCCACCCAAGTTTCGAGCGCGTATTGTCGCCGCTATATGCCGCCTGTTCGAGCGAGAGCAGCAAGTTCCACAGCGAAATTGTCCGCCTGCGCCACAAATCGAGCAGGCTCCTCTGTCTTTTTCCCGGAAAGATACGGATCTTGGAGCCGCGCAGCATCTTCTCGGTCATAGATCGCCCTCGATACTGATCAGCTTCAATTGGACCGCCATGACGACGGCTTGCGTCATTGTTGTTGCACCGAGCCGCTTGCGTATGCGGCTTGCGTGCACTTCGACAGTGCGTAGCGATAGGCCGAGGCGCTTGGCAATGAGCCGTTGCGGCACACCGCCTGCTGCCAGTTCCACGATCGCGCATTGGCGTTCTGTCAGCGGCGATGCCGATGGATCGGGTTGTTTCATGTGTCCGCTCCTGAAAATTCAAGCCTCATGCCCGTGGCATCCGCTATTTCCTCGGCTGAATGTGCTTCCTCACATTGTCCGGTCTGGATATGCCATTGTCCGTTATCGGACATATTCGGCGGCCAGAGCACAAATGCATCTTCATTGCTCGAGCGTACGAGGCCGAGAACGCCCTGTTCGCCACGCCGCATCAGAAAACGGCGTAATGCCGGATCTTCATGCGCATTCGGATAGCGTGGATCGATCCAGATTTGCACGACCGGCACTTTGTGAACCTCGCCAGTCGCATCGTCGGTGACCTTGATGAATTCCGGCATGCAGTCGATGACGTAGTGCACGCGATCCGGACGACGCAGATCCGCCGTATCGTTACCCATCAGCCAGGCGCACGACCAGAGACGGCAACAGATCGGGCGGTGGCCGTAGACCTTACATCCCTTGCCGTGCTTTTGATGGATGCAACGCGCGCCCGCTTTCTTGCCGATCGACTTGACTGGCAGCAGTTTGCAGCAGAGCTGGCAGTCACCGCATTTGCGCATCAGCTTGACCATCCCTTTGCTTCAAGGAACTCGGCCATGCTTGCTGTCGTGCGCTGCAGCTCCAATTGCAATGCGAGCATCTTGTTGTAGATTGCGTCCTGCTCGATCTGTCGCTTAAAGGTCGCGTCGCCGAAAAGCACGCCGGGGTGGATGTCAAGTACCGTGCAGAATTTCTCGACCCAGCGGATGCTCAGCGTCTGCTGTCCATTCTCGAGGCGGCTGACGGTCTGCACGGTTGTATTCATCAGCCGAGCAAGATCCCCCAAGCTCATGCATTTGGCTTTGCGAATCTCGCGCAGGCGCCTGCCTGTCCTGACAGGAAGTGTTTCAGTATTGGGTGCTGTTGTTAGCATGGTCGTATTTTCGTAATGATTTTCTGTTTAATGTAGCCGGACCAAGGGGATCAGACCTGGCCCGGCTACACGATGAAGACACCCCGCTTCTTTTTGCTTTTGTCCTTCATCGCTACCCTCGGGTCGCAAGAAGCACGAGCGAGCACCTCTTGCGACCACTACCCAACGCCGGTTGTTCAGCGTCAGGATCTTTAGCCCTGCTGCAGCGGAGGAAGACGCGGCAGCAGGGCCTCGCGCTTGCCGGGCCCGCGCTGGGGTGCGCGAAATAAAGCAAGCGCAAGTCATTTAATATCCGTGTACGTTTTGATATGGTGCGGGTCTTGCTGTGGAAATCAGGCCGGCAATCATGCCGAACGCCTTGGCAAACCGCTTTGCGCTCTTCAGCAGCTGTTTGCGTCCGCGCCTGAAGCCGAACGCGGCGCTGAGCGGGGAGAGCAGCGCAAGGACAGCGCCGTGCACAATCATTTGCAAAGCCTTGCAGCTACTGCGAATGATGATCGAGACGGCACCGTGAAAGCGCATGTCCTGCTGGGTATCGACCCATTTCTGATGGAACTCCCGACGCACCTGCGTCATGAAGGTCAGCCTGGAGGGGGACATGACCTCGTGTGCAACGGCATCGGGCGTATGGACGATCAGCGCACCGGCCATGCTCGCACTCTTGAAAAAATCGCGATCCTCGCCGCTGCTGAGATTGTAGGCTTCCCGGAAACGCAGATTGAAATTATGCGGGTCGATCAACGCGCCGGAGAAAAGCACGCCGTTCGTTGATGCAAACTCGGCGTGGAGCCGCCATTTGTGCGGCTTGCTTTTCGGAAACGCCCAGCGTGGCAGTGGATCGGGATAGTGATAGGTCACGGATGATTTGACGACGTCCGCGCCGGTCTTGAACTGAGCCTCAAGCAGATCCACCAGCCAGGACGACGGCACGCGCTGATCGTCGTCGAGCATTACGATCCAGTCACTCAGATTGTTTTTGGCAGAGCGCAAGATCGCGTTGCGAGCAAGCGCAATGCCTGTGCGTCGCTCGTGAAGATAGAACACGACCAGATCAGGATTTTCAGCACGAAAATCTTCGACAAGGCTGCGTGCGGCGGGCGTCTCGTCATTGTCGACGATGACGATCGTCAGACTGGACTGCTCCGGAATGTCGAGATTCTGAATCGAGTCCAAGCATTGCGAGAGGAGGATGGGACGCTGACGTGTGCAAATCCCGAGGCAAATGCGCGTCATTGTGTATGCTGATTGATTTTGTAGCATGTGATTATCCCGTGAAATGTGCATTTTTAGTAAAATTGTTTGTACATGTTGTGCAACAGGTTTTTTTGCATACACGCAATTGCGCATCACGAATTTTGCGTTTTTTCGTTTAAGAATCATCGCCAACGGGCTTGTGGATATTTTTTTTGCGAGGTCCGTCGCGGCTGACGTGTTCGCCGGACGTTCTGGAATGATCCGATTGGCGCCATGGATGCGTCAAATCAACCGGTCTTCAGATTTCCACTCAAGATTGCAGGAAATCAGAGAAATTCTGACGCTGGAAAAGTGGGACACAAACCGGAAAAAACCCGTGAAATCAGTGCACGGTTTTTGTGTCCCACTTGCCGTTAAGTCATTGATTTTATTGAGAAATGGTGATCCCGGGAGGGCTCGAACCTGAAAATCAAGTACCTGATTTTAAAGCGCTTTTCGCGATAATTGTCCCACCGCTCTCAATCTGCATTTTCCGGTGGGACACATTTGTCTCCGTTTCGTTCTCGTCAAAGTTGAGCAGGTGCATCGCCCCCGCAGCCAGTTTTGCCTGGCTTGCGCGGCGCGTGTAATGCTGAACCTGGTCAAGTGTCGACCAGCCGAAAATCGCCATGAGTTGCTTTTCCGTCGCACCGCGCTCGGCGGCGATCGTCGCGCCGGCTTTACGCAATCCGTGAGCCGTGCAGTGTTTCAAATCAGCCTGATCACACCATTCGCGAAACTTGTTTCCAAAACCATTGGACGTAAACGGATGGCCGTTTGCGGTTTCCAGAAATGTCAGATTGCTGCTCGGTGTCGCCTCGATGATCCTGGCCAGCGGCGGCAGAATATTGAGCGTCAGGGTGACCGGCTTGCGCGCCTTGTTTTTCATTTGCGTGAACATCAGCAGACCGCCGCGAATATGCTGGCGTCCGAACTGCACGATGTCAGATCGACGCTGGCCGGTGTAGAGCATCAGTGCAAGCGCCAGCCGCGCCTTGCTTCCGATCGGGTGCCGGGCTTCGAACTGGCGCACCTCATCCACTGTCCAGGTGTGATAGCCCTCTGTGTGCACTTCGATGCGTGGTACGTCCTTGGCCGGATTGTGTTCGAGATAATCGGCTTCCACAGCCCATTTCATCAGCACCTTCAGCGCTTTCAGCATGTTGTTCGCGCCATTCGGGCGATCCGCACGACGGTCCCGTAATGCGCGGATGGCTCTCGCCGTGATCTGGTCGTAAGGCAGATGACCGATCGGCACCGGTCTGGTGTCGCTCAGCGGCTCGCGGCAGATCGAGGTCAGCATCTGAGCCCGTCGTGATTGAGTGACCTCGGTCAGGTTGTTGATGAATTCCGGGCTGCGCCTGTAGCGATCGCACAGCCATTCGAACGAATCCGTGCCCTTGATAACCGGCGGTTGCGCCGGCATGTCTTGGGTTGCCGGAACGGGCGAGCCGGCAAGCGCGGCGCGGTAGGCCGCCATGAAATCCTCAGATCCCGGCAGGCCGGGCAAGCGGAATTTGCGGGCCATCCCGCGCCGGCGAAAGTAAAAGCGCACATTTCCGTGCCGGTCGCGATCGCTGGTGACGTATTTGAGTTTGACGCGTGCCATCTGGTTTCCTCAGTTCAGTTCGTCCCATATGTTTGCGGTCTCTTCCTGGTCATCGCCCGGCAATGCCGCAAAAGCCATGTCCAGTTTGACGCGATCCCAAACCCGTCTTCGGTTGATTATTTTCGGCTTGGGCATACGACCATCGGCCACCATAACATCAAACAGTCTGACGCCAACGCCAATATAAGCCGCCGCCGTTTCGCGGGCGAGACCGCGCGGTGCGAGCGATTGCGGCAAGGCGTTGCCGGTGGCCTTATGCGTCTGGCTCATCTTCCTCATCGATCAGCAGCTTGAGGATATCGCGGGCCGTGTCGATCCTGATGGCTTCCCACAAGCTGCCAGGCACCCACTCACGGCCCGCGCGATTTGGCGTCTCAGTCGTCTTCGCGGCAGCCCTGATGGCTTCATTCCATATCCGGGTGTGCGACTGGCTCATTGCACATCTTCCGGGACGTTGATTTGCTCAAACGACAGCGGATCAAGGCCGTTCTTTTCCCGATGCGCTTCGATGCTGTCACAGCCGTCCAGTGCAATCCGCATGGCCGCGACTGCGATGCGAACAGCATGACGCTGCACCACATTGGACGACTGCCAGGCCATCGCCTGCGCCATGCCCATGAAAGAATTGTGCAGCACTTTGTAGTTGCCGGTATTGCCGGGCCGGATGCGCCGCGATTCCGCCAGCTTCATCACGACTTGTGCGAGGAATTCTGAGTTTTTCATTTCGATAACTTTTGTCCGTTCATGATGCGATGCTCTGGGCAATAGTGAAACCACGTGCCGCGCTCTTTCCGCGCCTGCCAGCCCTTCGCCCGGATGAACTGCGTTGCCTGGAAGAATGAGCGGTCCATAACGTCGAGTGCAGCCCTGCAGCCGTGATAATCGCAGCTAATGAGGAAGTCGGATTTGTCGGACGCGGCCTTGCGAATGGTTTCTAAGGTCATGGGTGATTCACTTTCGTCAACAATCGGGTCGGTGGCGGGCACTTCAAGCCTGGCCTTATCGGCAAGGACTTTTCGGCCCGCAACCGCCCATTCATGCCGCAACCTGTTCGGCATGGTCGTGATGCTGTGAAGAGGTGGACAGCGGGCCTCTGGCCTCATCGGCACAGCCCATTTGGCCCACCTTTTCACACGCCCGCCACACGTTCCAAAGATCGCGGATCAGGCGTTTTTCCATATAGCGCTGGCCGCGCCGGTCGATGTGGCCAAGCGACATGAATTCGTCCTTGCGCTTCGCCGGGATCTTGGCGGACTCGCAGACGGTCAACCCCTCGGCCTCGGCGCGCTCGCGTTCATAAGCCTTGCGTGCCAGATAAACGTCGCGATACGGCCCGGCGCATTTCTTCAAGGCATCACCCAGCGTCCAGATACGTGAGCGGCGCTGTGCGCTGTAGCCGTGCTTGATCCACTCGGCCGCCGGTGCCGACTTGGTCAGCCCGCCCTGCCGCACGCCATCAACGAGGGCGAGGCCAAGACGCTTCCAGAGTTTGCCCTTGTCGGGATAGTTGGACAGGTTTCCCGCCTCGCCGACGATAATGGCAAGGCCAAGCTCGCCGAAGCCGTTTACCGTCTGGCCAAATTCCGCCCAAACCGGCAACCGTTTGGCGAGGCGCTTCATCTCACGCGTGGATTGCGCCTCGATCTTATCCCAAGGTTCGCGCGTCGCCTTGCCAGCATGGACGATCTGCGCGTAAGCGTGGTCGCCGTCATCACCGCTTGCAATCGCCTTGGCCCTGTTCGCAATGACGTCTCGTTCTGCTTTCGGCAGATCCTTGCGCCAGCCCAATTGCAGACGCAGGAAACTCAGCAGCGAGAGATTGGCGCGCTTGCGCTGTTCCATCGCAAAGCAGCGCTGTGAATGTGCGGCGCGGATTCTCTGAATCGTATCATGCATGGTTCGGTCTTCCATTTGGCCTTGCGGCAGGTGAAGGACGGTGCACGCAATGTTTGGCCTTATCGGCAAATGATTTCTGGCACGTCCTATGGTTTGAGAAATGGGCAGGTTCTCATTGGCCTCGTCGGCCCGAACGGCGCGGCCCATTTCTCGGTAACGGTTCGGGGTGGGCATCCCTCGCCCGGCCTCAACGGCAATGGTGCGCTGGCCTCATCCCCGCGGCGCTTACGCCGTTTTGATGATCTCCTTGATTTGTTTGTCGCTAGCCAGTTCACCGATTTCCTTGTGGTGCGGTAGATGCTGATATCGATCACCCAGCGTCTTCAGTATCCGCGCCTCACGCGATTTATGCCGCGCGCCAGTCAGGCATTGGCCAATCGTCCAGCGCCGAATGTCGCGGCCGTCGATTAGCATCAGCACGGCTTTGGCGGCGGACTTGCGAGCAGCAAGGCTTGCGGCAAGCGCCGCTTGTGAAGGTTCCCGGGCGGGCATACCCGATTTGGCCTTATCGGCAATCTCGAAATGGCCCGTCTCGGGAATTTTGCGCTCGTGAGAGCGGACGATGGTGCGAGCGAGGCGGTCACGCCGTGTCTGGCCTAATTGGGCAATCCCACCGAGGACCGCCTCGCTCGTCTGGCTGGGGGCACCCAAATCTTGGCCTTGAACGGCATGAACAGATTGGCCCCCATTTTTCAAATCATCCTTGTACGTTCGCAGATAGCTGTAAGCGCGTTCCCGCAGGCCGGGCATGGTGATGCCGAGCAGTGCAATCAGCAGTTCCGCATCGCTGCGCAGCTCTTCGATAAGGTCTTCGAACGTCATGCGGTCGTGCAGCACGTCATGCGCCATCGATTGCAGGCGTTCGTGCGCGGTGATGCCTTGCGGGCGGCGTTCAATCAAAGCATGGGTCATAGAGGCGTGTGTCATGTTCTTGGCCTTTCCTGTTTTAGTGTCATGATCCCATCATCCGGGCTGACGCGCGGCGTTGATGGAAAGCGCAATACGGCACGCCGCTTTCCTTCTGTTGGCCGCAGAATTTATGAGGCAGTACGTCTGTCGCCGGCCATTTGCATGTGCGTTCGGTGAGATCGACAAGATCGAGCATCCGCGGTGCTGGCACTTCCATCACAATTTGTGATTTCGGCTCAAGCTTCGGCAAGGCTCGCTTCGATGACGGTATGAGAAAGCGCTTGCCTCGAAATTTCTGCGGCTTTGGCTGTCGTTTCAGCTTCTGCGGCTTGGCTTCCTGCGGTTCGGTATTTCGCACCTGACGGCCATTGCGCCTTTCCGGAAGCCCGAGACGCTTGCGCTTGCCTACCACCGCATTTCTGGACATTCCGATTGCCTCGCCGATCAGAGAGGCTGTGTTCGAGGCGTCGGCCCACATATGGGTGAGGATCTTTATCCGCTCGTCGGTCCAGCCGCTCATGCGATTGCCTCGATCCTGATGCCGCATCCCGGCGTTTCATCGGAACCGGCAATTTTCTTTTGAGCACAAAGCATCACGACCTGGCTGTCGTCGTGCCACATGCCGGCCGAACCGATGGCGTCGAGAATGGCGCGCGCCAGCTTGTCGATGTCCGGCTTCTTGATGGCGTGCGGCGTGCGCGTCTTCGGCGTCGATACCGGCCGTTTCAGTATAAAGAGCAATTCCACACCGACAGGGCCGTCGAAATGCATGAATGGCTTTCCGGCGTCGGTCAGACAGGCCGAGCGCACATCAGAGCGCCATGGCGCGACATACTTCGAAGACTCGATCATCACACCGCCGCCGACGTGGCGCTTTGAGCCTTGCGGCGCGGGGATGCCTGGCACGAACACGCGAAAGGATTTGCTAAGCATTGCCCCTCGCGCGTTTGATCCGATAGGTCAGCATGTGCAATTCACTGAGTGGCGCCAGCGTGCTCATTGACGGCTTGAAGTGCTGCAGGATGCCGTTTTCAATTGCCTCGATGGCGCGCTCGCTGGCGGCAATCATCGCCCAAAGTTGTTCCACTGCGTCGCCGCTATCCGCCTTTTCAGCATCACGCAAGAGTAAGCCCTGGCGGATTTCTTCAGCGACGTTTTGTCTGATCAGGGTGCGGTCATGCTCGATGCGGTCGAAGACGCGCCCGGCGATGCGGTCGGCGGCTACCTGGCCGGGCTTGACGGTTGCTTCGCGTTGGTCCCAGCGCATGAGTGACTCCTATTTGCTCACGCCGCGGACCATCCCGCTCAGGAAACCCAGTGTCGCGCCAAGCTGCCAAGCCTCACCGGGGTGCTGCAGCATGCCGAAGCCGGCGAGCGTCTGGTAAACAGCATCACCAGTCGTCATTGCGATAAGCCAGGCTGCGCCCGCGCCGATGGCCGTGCGGGCAATAATGTTCAGCGCGTAGCAGATCCACTGACCAATGAGAAATTCGGCGATGAATCGCATGATCAGCCTGCCACACTGTAGATTGTCAGGAATGCCGCTGTGCTGCCCCATCCGGCCGCGCCGATGATCCACGCGGATTTCAACGAGTGCAGGACATGCTTTACAAAGCCGCGTTTGGCGCGACAGGCGAGAATGCGGACTGCGTGCGCGATGCTCTGTCCCATGAGTGATAGCGAGCCGACGAAGACGCGCCATATCTGCGTCAATTCACCATCGGGCGCCAATGCGTGGGCGGCGCGATCCGGCGCGTATCGGCTGAAATCGATTGTGTCGTTGGGAATGGTCGCGAGTGCCATCTTGGCCCCTTTAAAAAAGACCGGTTGATAGAGTGAAAAAAATCAACCGGCCAGTTTATGGGAGGAAACGCCCAAAGGAGGGCACGCTAGCCACCTGGCCAACGCAAGAGGCAGTAAACCGGAAATTGCACAGCGGCGTCAACAGAAATTGCACAATACTGTGCAATCAAAGCTCTTCTATGGTAAACACGATGCGCCCGAGGATGGCGCACTCATCCGCATTCCCGATCGTGACGGGATCAAAGCGCGGGTTCAAGGCCTTGAGGGTAATCGGAAATCGCGGCGCGTCCGGCTTGTACGGAAAACCTGCCTGCAATTGCCGCACAGTCGGTTCCTCTATTCCGGGGAATTTAACCAGCATGTGTTTACCCGGCATGATTTCCCGATCGGGATCGGCGACGACATGTGAACCAGGCGAAAACGATCTGCCGCCCTCACCGATCATGGAGTCGTCTTCAGACGCGATTTCATAGCCAAAACTGCGAGGTCCTGCGAGCAAGCTGCTGGACACCGGTAGAAATTCCTTAGTCATGTTCGCTAAGGTTCCCTTGCCCGAGATTATTTTGTCGATGTTGCTCGCTCGTATTATGGGAATATATCGCACTGCTTCAAATTTGCTAGATTTTTCATAAACCTGATTGGGAGCTTGGTTAATTTGTTCAGCAATTTCATGGCTTTCTGCCTTGCTGAACTCTGCAAGTTCTGTTCCTGTCCCGAATAGCAGGAATTCGCGGGACACCTTAAACAGCTCGCAATAACGCTGCAGGGTGTCGTCACGCTCAGGCGTGCGTTCGCCGCGCTCGTGCGAATAGTAGGTGCGTGGGGCAATGCCCCATTCGTCCGGCATGGCGTCAATGACCGCGCGTCGCGTAATGTATTTGGCGCGCTTTCTGGCCCATTGCAAACGGCGGCCAAATTCTCTGGCCTGCTCTTGCCGCCAACCCTTGGCGTTTCCTTCGTCCATTAATCATTCCTCGCGTTTGGTACAGGTTGTACACGATATCGTGCAAAATTTCTATTGACTATTTTTGACTGGAAATTGCACAGTATTGTGCATGAACGTGCAACCGATTGATTTCCCGAAATTATTGCGGCTCTGGCCGGCAAACCGAAAAAACAAGGCCTACGCCGAACTGGCTGCGGACATGGATGTGACGCCAAATCGTGCGCGGCAATGGCTTAAGCGCGGCCACTTGCCAACGCCTTATTGGCCACGCTTTCAGGCAGCGCTGCGCGAAAGATTCGGAAAAATAATCACAGATGAGCAGCTCGCGCAGGCTTTTTCCTTTCACGTTGAAAACCTAAGCGCGCGCGCACTTCGCGCAGCCAAAACCCGCAAGCGCAAGCGGGAGGCCGCCGCCGCAAATTGCAGCAATCCCGACAAAACCAAATCGAAAAACGCCCAAGAGGTTAATCATGGGTCCAACCCTCCGCGTCTCTGACCAAATTCATGCCGAAAAATATCGTTCCGAGTGCGAGACCTTTCGCGGCGCCATGAACCGGATTGCCGACGGCATGAAGGACTCGCAACAGCACTTCCATGCGTTGCGCGACATCCTGCTGGATATGCGCTTTCTGCCTGGCGGGCGCATCCAATCCGCCGTGGGCGGCGCGCGGCAGGTAACGCCAATCAACTGTTTCGTCGGTCGCACCATTGACGATTCAATGAAAGGCATTATGGGAGCGGCCACAGAATGCGCTCAGACGCTGCGCATGGGTGGCGGATGGGGGAGTGATTTTTCCACGATCCGCCCGGGCGGGGATGCAATCCGGTCCCTGCAGTCAACGGCGTCCGGCCCGGTCAGCTTCATGCATGTCTTCAATTCCGTCTGCGGAACAGTGTGCTCAGCCGGCCATCGCCGAGGTGCAATGATGGGCATCCTGCGTGTCGATCATCCCGACATTCTCAAATTCATCCGTGCGAAATCGGATCGCACCAGTCTCACGAATTTCAATATTTCCGTCGCGGTAACGAACGAATTCATGCTTGCGGTCGAAGGTGATCAGGTTTTTGATCTGCGTTTCGATGGCCGCGTCTATTCGACGGTGCGCGCCGTCGATCTGTGGTCGGAAATCATGCGCTCAAATTGGGATTGGGCCGAGCCCGGCGTGATTTTCATAGACAGCGTGAACGAGCGGAACAATCTGCATTATTGCGAAACGATTGCCAGCACCAATCCTTGCGCAGAGCAGCCCTTGCCGCCATTCGGCGCATGTCTGCTCGGATCGTTCAACCTGGTGCGTTACGTTTTCCGTAATGGGCATTCGTTCGATTTCGAATATGAGCAATTCCGCTGCGACATTCCGCATGTCGTGCGTGCAATGGACAACATCATTGACGGTGCGATCTATCCGCTACCCGAGCAACAAAAAGAAGAAATGACGAAGCGTCGCATGGGGCTTGGCGTCACCGGCGCGGCCAACGCGATCGAGGCGATAGGTTTTCCATACGGATCGGCCGAGTTTCTGCAAGTACTCGCCACAATCCTGGAAATCTTGCGACGTGAGGCTTATCGCGCGTCGTGCCAGCTCGCTGACGAGCGCGGCTCGTTCGAATTGTTTGACGCGGCGAAATATTGTGACTCGGCTTATGTACAGGAACTGCCACTGGAGCTGCGCGAAGAAATTCGCATACAGGGCATTCGTAATTCTCATCTGACATCGATCGCGCCGACTGGCACCATCTCGATGACTGCCGACAACATATCGAGCGGCATCGAGCCTGTGTTCGCGCATGAGTATGAACGCACTCTGATCACGCCGGACGGGCCGCAAGTCTACCAGATGCAGGATTACGGCCTGGCGCGCTTCGGCGTGCGCGGCGTCACGGCGATGGAATGCTCTGTCGACGCGCATCTTGATGTGCTCTGCACGGCGCAGAAATACGTCGACAGCGCGGTGTCTAAAACCTGCAATGTCGGGCCTGAAGTCACCTGGGAAGAATTTCAGCAACTCTATTTCAAAGCCTGGCGCAATGGCGCGAAGAGCTGCTCGACATTCCGGCCGTCCGGTGAGCGCGCCGGCATCCTGAAGGCCAAGGAAAAGCCGGCGGACGGGCAGGCTTGCCGCATCGATCCGCAGACCGGCGCGAAGACCTGCGATGCCTAGCGCCTATTACAACGAAATCGATCCGTATGCGGCTGAATGGCTGCGCAATCTCATAAAGGCCGGCGTGATCGCGCCCGGCGACGTCGATGAAAGATCTATTGCCTATGTCCATCCCGACGATATCAGGGGCTATACGCAGTGCCATTTCTTCGCCGGTATCGGCGTCTGGTCCTACGCCCTGCGGCTCGCCGGATGGCCCGATGACCGGCCAATCTGGACAGGCTCATGCCCCTGCCAGCCATTCAGCGGCGCCGGAAAGCGGAAAGGCTTCGCTGACGATCGGCATCTCTGGCCGGTCTGGTTCGATCTCATCCGTGAGCGACGGCCTGACATCATCCTTGGCGAGCAGGTTGCGAGCCCGGACGGATACGCTTGGTTCGACGATGTACAAGCTGACATGGAAGGTCTGGACCACGCCTGCGGGGCGGTCGTTACCCCTGCTGCGGGCTACGGCGCACCGGAAGAACGGCACCGCATTTATTGGATGGCCAACGCCAACGACGCGCGATCACAAGGACGGCGCGAGCGAGGGCACAGTGCCGCTGGCAGGCTGGACAACCCCACAAGCGCACGATGCAAGCGGACGCTCGAAATCACAGAAGGCGAAGCACGGCACGAAACACGGTTGCGCATGTCTGGTGAGGCAGGCGGATCTGGCAGGCTGGACCACGCCACGCGCGTCCGACACGGGCCGAACGACGTGGAACCCATCGCCGGGCGGCGGGAATGCTCAGCTCGACAGGCAGACGGCGCACATGTTGGCGGGGTGGGCAACGCCGAATTGCTCGGATGCGACGCGGGGCAGTCCGGAAACCGAGGAACAGCAAAAAGCGAGAGGCGCAAATGTCGGCATGTCGCTGATAGATCAGGCGCACATGTGTATCCCAGCCCGGTTAACGGCTTCTGGCGAGCTGCTGACTGGCTCTTCTGCCGGGATGGAAAGTGGCGGCCAGTTGAACCCGGAACATTCCCGCTGGTTGATGGCGCTTCCAATCGAGTGGGCCAATTGCGCGCCTACGGAAACGCCATCGTCGCTACGCAAGCGGCGGAATTCGTCAGTGTAGTGATGGATATTATCGATGCCTAGGAAAGTCGGGAAATTCACCGAAGCCGACGCCGCCGCTTTGAGGCTCGTCAAGGCATGCGGTTTCGTCGGCATAGACCGCGGCCGTCCCTATCTCGAATCCAATCAGCAGATCGGCCCGTGGCGATTTCACCGGCTTGTTGAGCATGGCTGCCTCATCCCTTCGCAGGATTCGCTGCTGGGGGGGGGTATCGCAGACCTATCGGCTTGCTGAGCAATGACCCGCTGGAAAAACCCGCAACTGCAGGAACACCTGGCCGAATTATCCGCGCGCGGCATGAGCGCGGCGCAGATTGCCGAACAGATTGGGGTGACGCGCGATGCCGTGAAAAGCGCAATGACCCGGTACGGGCTGTTTGCGTCGACGGGGCGCAGACTGACGAATTATTCAAGGGCTGAAGATGGCGCTGCAGATCACGACCGCTGACGAACGTAGAGCGGCAAAGAACAAGACATCGATAGCGATCTTCGGACCGTATGGCGTCGGCAAGACTTCGCTGCTGCATACGCTGCCGCCGGATTACACGCTGGCGATCGACCTGGAAGCCGGCATGAAATCCGTTCAGAGCTGGCCGGGTGCGAGCATCGAGATCCGCGACTTCCGTGATTTTCAGGATCTGACCGCGCTCATCGGCGGCGTCGATCCAGCCGTCTCGCAATCGGCATGGTACAGCCAGTCGCATCACAGCCATGTCGCGCAGACCTATGCCGGCAGCAAGGTGGATGAGTTCGTCCGGACGCGGCCTGTCATCTTCATTGATTCCATCACCGACCTGACGCGCCTGGCCATGACCTATGCGCAGCAGCAGCCGGAAGCCTTTTCCGATCGCTCTGGCAAGCCGGACACGCGCGGCGCTTACGGGCTGCTCGCTCGCGAAGTGATCCGTGCGCTGAAGCACCTGCAGCGCGCCAATGGCAGGACGGTGATTTTCGTTGGCCTGCTCGATCTCGACATGGAAACCCGTCAATGGGTGCCGCAGATGGAAGGCTCGAAATCCGGCAAGGAACTGCCCGGCATCGTCGACCAGGTGATTTCCATGCAGTTCTTCGAGCGCGACGCTGGCGGCGAGCTGCAGCTCGATCGCGCCGGAACCGAGCGCCATTTCGTCTGCAAGGAAGGCAACCGTTGGGGACTGCCAGCCAAGGACCGTTCCGGCCGCCTCGACGTCATCGAGCCACCTGACCTCAATGCACTCTTGAACAAAATCAACGCCTGTTAAAAAGGAGACTGCCATGCTCGATTTCAGCGACGCCAATCCGCACATTGCACCGATTGGCGAACTCATTACCGACGGCGCTTTCGTCAAGCTCAAGATGAAAATCCGGCCAGGCGGTCACAACGGCGCCGACCCGATGGACGTGATGCTGCTGAAGAAATCGCAGACGTCCGATGCGGTTTTTCTGGACGGCGAATTTACTGTCGAAGGCGGCGAATTCAATAGCCGCAAGCTCTGGCAGAATCTCATTGTTGACGGTGGCAAGCGCGACAAGAACAACGTGTCGATCGGCTGGAACATGTCGAAAAACCTGATTCGCGCCATGATCGACAGCGCGGCCAAGCTCAATCCGGACGATAAGAGCGACCAGGCCAATCAGCAGCGGCGCATCCAGGCGTTCAAGCAGCTCGACGGGATTACTTTCATTGCGCGCGTGATGGTGCGGCCATCCGACAATGAACAGTACAGCGATAAAAACGAAATCGCGAACTGCGTGTTCGTGACTGATCCGCAGTACGAGGCTGTGATGAACGGCCAGCACGTCGCGCCAGATCCAATCAACGCCAAGCCTAAGAAGCAGGTGGCTGCGAAACCCGACCAGCAGCAAACGCTCGGATGGCAGAGCAATGCGGCAACACCTGCGCAAGCCGCGGCACAGCAGCCGCTGACGCCGGCACAGTCGCCGCAACAGGCATCGGCCGCGCCGTCATGGGTTACCGGGTAGTGAACCGTCTGGAGATGGAAACCGCCGCCCGCGACCTGTCCGAAGATGAATGGCTCGTCTTCCTGCGGCGCGAGACGGCAATGGAAATTGGCAGATGGCTGGAAAGGCGCGGAAGGCTGGAGCAGCCAATCAGGGTGCTCACCCTAAAAGAGCTCGAGGCAATCGCCGGGGTGGCAACAGCGCGATGGGTGGTTCTCAACTCGCTGCGTCTCGCGCTCGCCAGGCCGAAAGCGAAAGAGTTCGAGTTTCTCTTGGGCGGATAGCGCCTTGCGCCAATTGCGGTCGTGAGGCGCGCGGCTTCGGATACTGCCATCAACTCGCATGGGGCCGGTTTCCCTATTACCGGTTTTACTCGGTTCGCTGCCAGGACATCGGGGTTGCGCTCGCCAGGGAGAATTTCGGGATGATCGACAAGACAATGCGCGAAAGACAGGCAATCAAGGATGCGCGCAAGAATTTTGCAGAAGCGCTCACTGAGCTTGGATTGATGGAGCCGTTCTTCCATCGGACCGCTGAGGATATCGATCAGCTTATCGAAGCTTGTGTCGATGGCTTCCAAGGATCGCTCACCGAACAGACAAAACAGCTGACCCGTGAGCTGAACGACGAGATTCCATTTTGAGGTGAGCTATGCTCATCGACTTCAACCACGGCTCAAATTTTCAGTATCGAGTGAAAGCGCCTGCAATGAATGACATTCAGCTATCGGAAAAACAGCAGCGCGCCATTGCCTCGATAAAGGACTGGTTCAAGATGCGCACGGACAGCCAGCAGATTTTCAGGCTGTTCGGCTATGCGGGAACCGGGAAAACTACGGTGCTGAAATATGCGCTCAAAGAGCTCGGCATCGAGAACATGGAACATGACGACGATGATGAACCGCATGGCGGCGTCGTCACCGCGACGTTTACCGGCAAGGCCGCGCTCGTGCTGCGCCAGAAAGGCACGCCGGCGCGCACCATCCACAGCCTGATCTACAGCGTCATCGAGGCCACCGAAGAGGAAATCAAGGCCAGGCAGGAAGAGATCGACAAGGCGAAGGAAGCCGCACTTGCCCTCACCGACCATTTCGAGAGCGTTACGAAGCAGTCGGAAATCATCGGGATGGAAGAAGCGCTCAAGAAACTGAAGCAGCCGCGGTTCGCGCTTAATCCGCAGAGCGATGCCGCCTTTGCCGATCTGATCGTGCTCGATGAGGTTTCGATGGTTGGCGGCGATATGGCCAAGGATCTCATGAGCTTTAAAAGGCCGATCCTGGTGCTTGGCGATCCCGGTCAATTGCCGCCAATTCATGGCGAAGGCGCATTTACCAATTGCGAGCCGGACGTCATGCTGACGGAAATCCATCGGCAGGCGGAAGAGAGCGCAATCATCAGGCTTGCGACGGCGGCGCGGAATGGCCAGCCAATAGAGTATGGCACCTATGATGCGCATGTCGCGAAGTTGCCGAAAGGCTCGTTAACGGCTGCGCAGATGCTGCGTGGCGGACAGGTGATTTGCGGTATGAACGCCACGCGCCTGCAGCTCAATAACGAAATGCGCCTGGCATCCGGCTTCAACGGCAACGCCATGCCGACAGGGAACGGCGAAAAAATCATTTGCCTGAAAAACATGAATGACCGCGGCCTCATCAACGGCATGTTCATCACGCTGACGGATATCGAGCCGGGTGACAAAGAGCACTACTTTTCCGCCTATGTGCTCGATGAGGACGGCAACCCGGTTTCATCATCGAGCGGCAAGCAGCGCCAGCGCATTTATACCGGGCATTTTCATGATCACGCCGCCTTCGACAAAGACCGGCCGGATCGCGACTGGAAAGTGAAGAAAAGCCTGGTTGAAGCCACCTATGGCTGGGCAATCACCTGCCACAAGGCGCAAGGCTCGCAATGGGAAAACGTCGTCGTCTGGGATGACGGGCTTGGCCGGACGGATCTGGATCGCAGGCGGTGGCTGTATACTGCCATTACGCGCGCTGAAAGGGGGCTGGTATTACTGGCATGATAGACTTCAGCGACGCCAATCCGCATGTGCACGCCTGGCTTTACGATTTCGCCGGTGATGGTCAGGCGCAGCCGTTTTTCAATCTGGGCGCTATAAAGGCGCGCCTGGCAGATACGGCGTGCATTTGGATACCGGATCATTATCGCAACGCCGTCATGGAGCACGGCAACCGCTCAATGCGCGTCGGCGATCTGGATGGCACCGCCGGCGAGTCGGCCGTTTTGCATCTCGAGGGCGAACGCGCCGGGTGTGGGAAGGATTTTGCAAGCGACGATTGGGCCGGACCGATCGATCTGCTGGGCCGCGCGACAGGATTGCGCGATCATGAGCTTTACGAGTATGCGGCGAATATCGCCGGCGTGACGGCCGTGACGCCGCACAAGGCGCCGAAAAAGCAGCCTGTCGACTTGGGGCCAATTATTGAGCGGATCTTGAACGAATGCGTTCCACTGACCGGCACGCCGGGCCTCAGATATATTCAGCAATCCCGTAAAATTCCAGTCGCACCATCAGACGATTTGAAGTTTTGCGGCAGTTTGTATGACGGCGACAGCAAGCAGCGCTATATCGGCCTCGTCGCCATCGTGCGGGACAAGTACGGCCAGCCGATGCAGGGCATTCACAGGACGTTCTTGCTGCCCGACGGTTCGACGAAAGCGCTGCCGGGAAAGAAGATGCTCGGCAGCGTCGCTGGCGGTGCGGTGCGCCTTCTGCCGATGGGGCCGGATGGGCATATGGGCATCGCGGAAGGCATCGAAACCGCATTGGCCGCAGCGCGGATTTTTTTTGTACCGACATGGGCTGCGCTGTCGACAACAGGACTGGTGCAATGGCAATGGCCGGATGATGTCCGCAACATCACGATATTCGCCGATGCCGGCGAACCAGGGAAAAAGGCGGCGAATGAACTGCGCGAGCGCATCATCGCGGCTGGCATAGAATGCAGGATTCGCGTGCCGCTACATGGCGACGATTTCAACGATGATCTGGCCAAAGGGCGCAAGGCCGAGGATTATCAGGAAATCGAAAAGCAGCCTGTCGGCTGGACGTACGAAAATTTTCTCGCTTACCTGCCGATGAACAAATTCATCTGCGTTGACACGCGTGACCTGTGGCCGGCAGAGAGCGTGAATTCGCAATTGCCATGGAAGCGTGAAGGCAAGGCGGACGTGCCGCCATCGCGATGGCTATTGCGGCGGCGCGCCGTTCAGCAAATGACATGGGCGCCAGGTCATGAGCTCACCATCCAGGACAAGATTGTTTCCGATGGTGGGTTCATCGACAGGCCGGATTGCCGGGTCTTCAACCTGTACCGGCCGCCAATCGTCAAGCCGGGAAATCCCAAAGATGTCAGACCTTGGCTTGATCACCTTGAGCGTGTCTATCCGGACGAATTCGAGGAACTCGTTTGCTGGTTCGCTCACAGAGCGCAATTCCCGGGTGAAAAAATAAATCATGCGCTCGTACTCGGCGGCGTGCCTGGCATCGGCAAGGATACGATTTTAGAACCGGTCAAATACGCAATCGGCAACTGGAATTTTCAGGAAGCCTCACCGCAACAGGTGCTCGGCAGATTCAACGGGTTTTTGCGTTCCGTGATCCTGCGGATCAGCGAGGCGCGCGACCTGGGTGAAATCGACAGGTTCGGCTTTTACGATCACATGAAAACTTATACAGCCGCGCCGCCGGACGTGCTCAGATGCGATGAAAAAAACATCCGCGAGCACAGCATCCTGAACGTCACCGGCGTCATTCACACGACGAACTACAAGACGGATGGCCTGTATCTGCCGGCCGACGACAGGCGGCATTTCGTATGCTGGAGCGAGGTGTCGGAAGGGACGTTTTCAGATGACTATTGGACACGGCTTTACAGCTGGTACGGACGAGGTGGACTGCAGAATGTCGCTGCGTATCTCCAGCAGTATGATTTATCAGAATTCGATGCCAAGCGGCCGCCGCGCAAGACGGATGCCTTCAAGTCCATCGTCGACGCCAATCGTTCACCGGAAGACAGCGAGCTGGCTGACGTCATCGATGCGCTCGGAAATCCGCATGTGCTGACGATTGACAGGATTATCAGCGTCGCACCGGCTGATTTAGCGGAATGGATACGCAACCGTTCAAACCGCCGTAAAATTCCACATCGATTGCAATCCGCTGGCTATGTCCCGGTGCGAAATGACGACGATAAACGCGACGGCCAATGGAAGATTAAGGGCAAAAGGCAGACAGTTTATGGAAAACTTGAACTCAACTTAAGAGAGCGCATTTCATATGCAATATCTTACGTTGTATCAGAGAGTCGGTGAAGTCGGTGAAGTCGGTGAAATCCCATTACCATTGGAATGGATGTTTTTTCGCTCTTTTTCTGCCTCGTTTCCTTTTTCACCGACTTCATCGACTTCAAGAAGCCTGTACGCGGGAATGGTGGAAATGGAAAATCACCGACTTCACCGACTTCACCGACAGCCATGATTATGGAAACAAAAATGTACGATAACGAGTTCTACATCAAGGAACAGGTTCGCCAGCGCAAACGCTCACTCTGGCTGCAGGGCCATCCCATCCAGGCGCGTCAGCTCGAGACGGGCGCACAGCGGCGTGCGCGTGCCGAGCAGACGGCAAGAGCTGTCCGGTCGCGTCCACTGCTCACGCCATTGTCGCAACGCCTGGCGCTGATGAAGGCCGGCAAAGTGCACTTGACGACGCTCGATAGAATGCTCGAGGATGGCGAGGTGTGTGCGCTCGATAAATGGACTCAATGCGAAGAGGTGCTGCAGGGCCAAGCGAAAGCAGCCTGCCTGGATGGCAAGGGTGGCGCAATGTTCATCCGCAGTCCGATTCCCGACGATTGGCTGCGTGTCATTCGCCAGCACGTCACTATGCAGCGTTGTCTGCCTGCCAGGTCACTGCGATTGCTCGCAGCTTTTACCGCAATTCAGAACGGCCTTGAAGGCGCGCTTTCACCGGCGCAATATGGGCTGCGATTTTATCCGCATGCCAAAAACAAGCGGATGGCGTTTCTGGATGGCATTGCCGAAACAGCGTGCGGATTGACGGCTGAAGGCTATGGCCTGACGAAAAACCCGCTTGACAGGTAGCGACCCAAAATATAACGATATTTCTACTCTGGAGAGTATTACACCCAACCCGCCGCACAACCGTGCCGAGCGGGTTTTTTCATGGGGATTCTCAACATGAAGAACGCAGCGTAAGTCTATGCGCAATGCGCAAGGTTGATATGCCAGCAGACAATGCAGCACAACTGATGACACCTGCTCAAGAAACCCGGCTCAATGCTGCAACGACATGGGTTCCGCTGACGCTCGTGGCTAGCGTCGTGGCGATCGTGGTGTGGGGCACGTGGTCCCTATCGAGCGAAAGGACGCAGATTTATGCGCGCATCGATCAGATTAGCAGTCAGGTGCAAAGCCTGACGACTACGGTAGGCCAATTGGCGGACGTGATCGGCAAGCCGAACACCGGTGCATACACGAGACAGGATTTTATTCTGGATTGCCTGCGCTCGGAAATCGCTAATCCGAACTGGAAGTGCATCTATAGCGGCGTGAATGTGAGCAGTGTCGCTCGTCACGGATATGGATTCGAAAAGGAAAAATAAATGAGCTCTTTCAAGTTCGCATTGAATGATTTCGTGATGCTCAGCATGAGCGCTGAGAAAGGCCAGGTTATCGGCCAGGCGCGTTACACCGCCATGGAACATCAGTATCTCGTTCGCTATGTCGCGGCAGATGGCTGTCAGGGCGAATGCTGGATAAGTGAGAGTGCGCTCGATATCCAGCCGCCTGGCTAAGTGAATTCCAGAAGGGAGCGCCGCGCGGAGTGGTCATTGCGACCTTTGCCCTGATCATGGTGGATACCATGATCGAAACAGCGGCATCTACATCTAGCGCTTTCCGTCAGCTGGTCAGGCACTAGATATTGTGGCCATGGCTGAGCTCAAGAAAACATATCGATGGCAACAAGAGCGCAAGGCGTTCCTGATGCGCAATCCCTTGTGCGTGATGTGTAGGCAGGCCGGACGCACCACCGCTGCCAGAATTGTCGACCATATCAAGCCACATCGAGGCGATGCAGTATTGTTCTGGGATCAAGAGAACTGGCAACCGCTATGCAAGCAACATCACGATAGCACCAAGCAACGCTTAGAGAAAAGCGGCAACGCAAGCGCAATGCTGTCAGGTATCGACAGTAGTGGAAGACCAACGCATCCGGATCACCCATGGAACAAAACAGAACCGGGGGGAGGTCTTACGATAAAAACCTCTCGAATTCCAGAC